AACAAAAAAAGCCAATTAAATTAAAAACAAATGGCAATATCATTAGTTAATACAGTTGGTGCTGCAACTGCAAATACTTACGTTGACATAACTGCTGCACAAGCTTTTATTGATGGCCTTGTAGAAAATGAGGATGTAACAGCTTGGGCGTCAAGTACAACTGACCAAAAAAACAGAGCATTGTTTAGTGCTGCCCAAAGAATTGACCGAGAACGGTTTTTGGGTGCAAGGACAAATGATGAACAGGCATTGGAGTGGCCAAGGACAGGTGTAAAAAAACCATATACTTACACAAGTACTTACAACGCTTTATACCCAAGTAATTTACAGCCAGCGTTTTATGCAGATAATGAAATACCTGACAGGGTTAAACACGCACAAATACATTTAGCTGTTTATTTGAACAATAATAAAGATGGCCTTGATTTAAGTGGCTTTGAAGATTTTAATGAAGTATCAATAGGCAATTTGAGCGTTACGCCTAGATTTTACGGTGCTGTTGGCGCAAACCGCATACCGCCTATAATTGAACAATACTTAACTGGCATACGTATTAGTGGGCCAGCTACAATAGGAGTAAAAAGGAGTTAACCATGGCTTACGAGTACCCTTCAGCAAAGATTGTTAATGACACATCTGCAATAACAGGGCGTTTTGGTAAATTACAGGCAAATGAAGATACTGTAATTGCATCACTAACCGCACAAAACATTGATGGGGCAAGCACAAGCATTACATTAAATGCAAGCTGTGAAATTTGTGGCGTTATCACTGGTTTTACTTTGGCAAGTGGTTCTGTTATTGCTTATAGGTTGTAATGTCAAGGCTGTCTAAAGGTTTTCGCAAAGTAGCTTCAACTGTATTAGGTAAGTTTGGTGGCGACGTAACCATTAGGCGTATTACTGCTGGTACATATAACCCAACACATGGAACGGTAACTGAAGGCAAAACAGACGTTACAGTAAAGGGAATATTACAAAATGTAAACCAACGTGAGGTTAATGAACTTATAAAAGATAACGACAAACTACTTATTGTCGCAGCTAAAGATTTAACATTTACACCAACAACAAGTGACAGGGCATTGGTTGCAAGTATTGAGTATCAAATTATTAGAATTTATGTTGACGAAAATGATAACGAAAATATTAAGTACGAAATTTATTTAAGAGCATGAAACGTATTGAGATTGGTGACATTGGTAAGTTTTTTAAAGAAGAGCATGAAGATTTATTAAGGCTTGCTGTATTAACCCTTGATACAAGAATAAAAACAGTATCGCCTGTAGATACAGGGCGTTTTCGTATGAACTGGCAACTTGCACAAAACAAAAGGTCAGCACCAATACAAGGCGGACCATTTACACCAGCAAAGGATGCAATAATACCGCCCATGAGATTAAATTACCAAAAAGAAAAAATAGGTAATACATATAGCTTGATTAACCCATTGCCTTATGCAGAGGCAGTTTGCTTTGGTACTAATACACCACCATCTTGGGGTAACCAGTTTAGAAGCAAGGATAGTAACAGGAGTGCAGGCTGGCCTTTGAAGGAAGTGGCAGCAGTAGCTAAAATAGTTAAGAAAGCAAAAAGTAAAAACTAATGGCTGCCTTAAACCTCAACACAATACGTAAAGACATTGAGCAAAGGCTTGTTGACGAGTTTAATAAAGTACCACCAACTAAAATTGTTTTTGGCAACCAGCCATTTCAACCTGTAGCTGGTACAGGTTTTATACAATGTTTAATTGAATTTACTGGCAACGAATATATTACCCTTGGTGGTACATCAAACAGCACCAATAGTCTTACAGGCATAATTACATTTAATATATTTACTAAAGTTGGTGTTGGCTTGGGTAATAATTTAACTTTGGCTAAGAGAATAAGGGATTTGTACAATAGGGTAAGATTAAATGGTATTTTCTTTGAGCCAAGTACAGGCCCAGCAGTATTAGAAAATGCAGCACCAGAAGGTTTTGTACAAAGCGTCATGTCAATACCATTTGAAATTTTTGAAAACTTATGATTGAAATTACCGACGAAATGCTCGATATTATTGAGCAAGTAAAAGGTAAGCGTAACCCAAACCTTTGGGATTCACGCTGCCAATCTGCACTGTTTAGGAAAAAACAAGCAAAAGTAGATAAAAAGGCAAAAAAAGGATAATATATAATTAAATTTCTTTTTTTGTTATGGCAAACGTTCGTGGAGAAGAAGGAGCAGTACATTTTGATAATGGTTCTGGCTCTGTAAGTGCAGTTGTTGGCACAACAGCTTGGACTTTAGATATGACCAAGGACACATTAGAATGTACAGCCCATGGCGATACTGCTAGAAAATATGTTGGCAGCCTTAAAAGTGCAACTGGTACTGTAGAGGTGCAATATACAGCAACAAGTGGTGATGCTGTTGCAGAATTACTTGCAGATATAAACACAAGTGAAGACCCAGCAGATGCATCATTTAATTTATTTTTAGACGAATCTGGCTCAAAAAAATATTCCTTTAACGGTATTGTTAATGGTGTTGGTGCTGCTTCAACTGTTGGTGAACTTGTAACTCAATCTGTAAGTTTCCAAGTTTCTGGTCCTATTACTTTTGCAATATAATTAATGGCTGAACCTAGAACCATTGACCTGATTATTGGTGGTTTTGACCTTAATCAAAGACGTAAATTTACACTTAAAAATGCAAACGGCAAGCCAATAGTTGATTTGTATTTTAGACCTATTACAAGGTCAGACAGAACAAGGGTTCAAGCTTTGGCTGGTAGTGATGACGCCTTAAAAGTATCAACTGCAATGCTTTGCCAGATGGCAGAAAAAGAAAATGGAGAAAAAGCTTTTGGCAGTGGTGATGTTGTAAGGCTGCAAAGGGAAATACCAGAAAGTGTACTTAATGAGCTTGAACTGTTTTTATTTAACGTTACAGAAGATGGCATACCTTTAGACGAAGCAAAAAACGACTAAAGGGGGATAGCTGGCTTTATTTTGAGTTTTTCCTAGCAACAGAATTGGGTATGACGGTAAGTAGGTTACGGCAAGAACTTACACAAGCCGAGTTTTTGTATTGGGCTGCCTACTACGAAATAAAAGCTGAACGTGAAAAGGAACAATTAGATAAAATTAAGAATTAAGTGTAAACTAATAAAAAAACCAATTTATGGCTTTTGCAAGTGTTGTTATTGATGTCGTTGATAAGGCAAGTAATAAGCTTAAGGCCATTAACAACCAAGCAAATAAATCTGCACGTGAATTTGCTAAATTAGATAAAAGGGCTGGTGGAGTTACAAAACGTTTTAATGGTTTAGCAAAAGCATTAACTGCTGGTGCATTATTGGAAGTTGGTAGGCGTTCAATTAATACTGCAGCTAATTTTCAAAAATTACAGTTACGTTTAAAGCTTTTAACAGAGGCGACAGGCGAGTTTAGTGAAGCTCAAAAGATTGCAACTAGGGGGCAAAAATTATTTGGCATGAGTGCAACAGAAGCACTTGATGGCGTAACTAACATAACTGCAAGATTAAAACCCTTGGGTGTTAGTTTGGCAGATATTGAGACAACATTTATAGGTTTTAACACTGCAGCAAAACTTGGTGGTGCATCTGCACAAGAGGCGTCAAACGCATTTAGGCAATTAGCACAAGCACTTGGTTCTGGACGTTTGGCTGGTGATGAATTTAGAAGTGTTTCGGAACAAGTACCACTTATTTTAAAACCACTTGCTGAAGAGCTAAACGTCTCAACTGGCGAGTTAAAAGAACTTGCTGCTCAAGGCAAACTTACAAGTGATGTTGTTATACGTGCATTAAGAAAACTTGGGGCAAGTGGTGCTGAAGATCTTAAAAAAATATTAGAAAACGACCCAACACAAGTATTTAAAAATTTACAAAATGAGGTTGAAAACTTACAAATTGCTGTTGGTTCTGCATTATTGCCTGCAGCCAAAGCAAGTACAGAGGCACTTACTATACTTGCAAAAGTTGTTAATGGTTTACCACCAGAATTTATATCAATTGCTGCTGGTTTAACTACATTGCTGGCAACTGTTACTTTGGTTACGCCTGCAATAAAAGCAATGGGTGTAACGGTTGCAGTGTTAACTAAAAAGTTTGTAATTTTAAAAACTTTATTGGCTGGACCTGTTGTGGCTGGTATTGTTGCTGTTGGTTTGGCTTTAAATTATGCAGTAAATGATATTAAAAGGCGTATTGATGCGGAGAAAAAATTAACCGACACAATAGAAAATGGCACTGTTGCACAAGCTGACCAACTTATTGCATTAAAAGAGGAAGAATTACAAAGGGAAAAAACAAGGACAGCACATGGTCGTGACAGAATTTCAAGGGATAAAAATATTAAAAAAATAGAGGAAGAAATAGCAGCACTTAATAAACGCAAACAATCAATGCAAGAAGTTAATGAAATAATGCAAAAAAATAAAACTTATAAAGTTGGCGAGTACACTTATGACACTGCAAGCGGTCAAGCGATTGCTGGCCCTGATATAAAACAAGAGGAACGTACATTTAAAGCTGGGTCAAAAGATGAAAAAGCTGCAAATTCAATAAAAATTTTAAAACAAAGAATACAAATAAAACAACAAGAAAATGATATTGACAGGCAATTATTGGAAAGGCAATTTGAGTTTCAAAATAAAATGGAAGAAGCTATGGGCATTGAAGATGAAGGTTTGCGTTTAGAAAAAAGTAGGTTGTTATTAAAGGACTACCAAATTGACAGGCAAGAAATATTAAACTCAAAGGTAAAAGATCAAGTAAATATTTCTAAGGAACTTGGCGATACTTTGGAACAAGGTTTGGTTGAAAATATAAAAGGTGCAATAAATGGCACACAAACATTTGGGCAGGCAATGACAAACGTATTAAATAATTTAAAAAATAAATTATTAGATAGGGCATTGAGCAATATGTTTAGTGGCATTGGTGATGCTGTATTTGGTGATGGTGGCAAAAATAAAGGTTTGCTTGGTGGTTTGCTTGGTGGCATTTTTGGTAAAAAAGCACAAGGCGGTCCAGTTGTAGGTGGTAGGTCTTATCTCGTTGGGGAACGTGGTCCAGAAATTTTCACACCAAGAGGGTCTGGTGGCATTACACCAAATAACCAGCTTGGCGGTTCTGTAAATATAAATGTGAACGTTGACGCTGGTGGTACTGATGTTGAAGGTAGTGATACAAAAGGCAACGAACTTGGCCAACAAATTGCAATTGCAATCCAATCTGAGATAATAAAACAAAAAAGGTCAGGGGGCTTATTAGCAAATTAAATGGCTGTTTTTCCTTCTATAAAACCCACATATGGGGAACAAATAACTGTAAAGCAAGATTACATAACAGTAAAACTTGGCGATGGTTATCAACAACGCATTGTTGAGGGTTTACCAGCAAATAAAAGACTTAAAACTATACAAGCAAAATTTGAAATATCACAAACAGATGCAAATACAATTAATACATTTTTAGATGCACAATTTGACGCTGGTATGGAGGCGTTTGACTATACCCCTTCAAATGCAACAACAGCTTTAAAAGTTATTTGTATAAGGCGTACAGAAACAATACCTTATTTGAACAGAGTAAATTTAAGCCTTACTTTTGAAGAGGTGGCAGAACCTTAATATGGCAATACCAATATCAGAGTTACAGGGCATATCGCCGTCAGCAAAAATTGAACTTTTTATAATGGAACTTGTTGAAGGTACGCATTATGCAACAGGTAACCCATCATCAGTACCCACAATTTTTAGGTTTCATGCTGGTACAAATATGAATACAAATGCCAATATTATTTGGCAAGGTGATACGTATGAAAAGTTTCCAATAGTTGCGGAGGGTTTTGCTTTTGAAGGGCGTGGGCAAATACCAAGGCCAAATTTAACAATGAGCAATCTGGGCGGTATTACAAGGAGTGGGTCTGTTATTACTGTTACTGATTTAATGCTTATTGTTAATTTAACAACGCCACATAATGATTTAATAAATGCAAAAATAACAAGGCTTCAAGTATTAGCTTCTTCATTAGATGCAGCAAATTTTCCAAATAACACAAACCCATTTGGCACACCAAATAGTAATGAGTTGCCACGTGAAGTATTTTTTATTGATAGAAAACAAACTGAAAACCGTAACGTTGTGCAATTTGAATTAGTAAGCAGGCTTGACCAACAAAATAAAAAATTACCAAAACGTCAAGTAACACGTGCTGAATTTCCAAGTGTTGGAGGGTTTATAAATTAATGGGCGACACATGGAAAAAATTCGCTTTTGCTCATGCAAAAAAATGCCAGCCCGAGGAGTGTTGCGGTATGTTAATAAAAAAACAAGATAATATAATTTATGGCCCTTGTAGAAATTTAGCCAAAGAAAACCCTGAATTTTCATTTGTTATTGACCCAGATGATTGGGCATATTATGAAGATCAAGGTGAGGTTATTGGCATTGTGCATAGTCACCCAGATGGCGAGCTAAAATTTAGCGAAACAGACATTGCAAGTTGTAACCATTTAGATGTTGACTTTTATTTAGTTTGCCCAGAAACAGAAAAATTTATTTCAATTAAACCCAAAAACTAATGCTTAAAAAAATTAAAGTTTACGGTAGGTTAAGAAAATTCATTGGACAAGCTGTTTTGGAAGCTGATGTTAATAGTCCTTTGGAAGCTTTAAGTTTTTTACATTGTAATTTTAAAGGTTTAGAAAAACACATGGCTGACCAGTATTACCAAATTAATGCTGGTGACACAAAAATTACAGAAGATTTACTAGGTATAAGAACAAATTGCGACATAAAAATAATACCTTTAGCACATGGCAACTTCTTTTTTACGCTTGCACTTGGCGGTCTATTTTCTGCAGGCGGTGCTGCAATAGGTGCAAAATTACTTGGCAGTAAACTATTGGCAACAGTTGTTTCTGGTGCTTTAACTTCAATAGGTACATCCATGATTATTGATGGAGTAACACAAATGATTGCACCGCAGCAACAAAATACTGCAAGTGCAGCAAGTAATATGGACCAAACCGACCCTGCAGCTTTGGCAAGTAATTATTCCTTTACAGGGCTGACAAACGTTAGCAGAGCAGGCGTTCCAGTTAATTTAGTATATGGTGAAATTTTGGTCGGTTCTATTACTATTTCAAATGGTGTTGATACGGTCCAAGTGGAGGGCAGTAACGAATGACTATTAAAGAATTTGACGAAAGTTCAATTATTATTAATCCAGATTTGCCTACTGACGCCCTGTCAAGTAAGCAATTTAATACGATCGTTGAGATTGTATCCGAGGGCGAAATAGAAGGCTTTGCAACCGCTTCTAAACGTGGTATTGCAACAAATAACGCTGCATATAAAACAGCAGCTTTGACAGATGTTTTTCTTAATAAAACACCAGTATTAAATGTAAGTACAGCATTTACTGATGCTGAATTTTTAGCAAAAGTTCAATCCCCAGAAGATTCTGACTTTAATTTTAAAAATGTTGGCTTTGATTTTAGGCTTGGTACAAGTAGTCAAACATTTATACAAGGTATAAAAAATACAGAAACAGAAATAGGTGTAAATACAAACGTAACAACTACAACACCAGCAACACATACAATTTCTTCAAACACAATTAATGCCTGCAGAGTTACTTTAAGATTTGGTTCTTTACAAAAATTTGAAGATGATGGTGATATTACTGGTGTTGAGGTACAGCTTAGAATAAAAACTATTGAGGCTAACGGCACAACAAAAGATGTTATTACAGATACAATTAAAGGAAGGTCAACAAATGCTTATTTTAGAGATTATATTGTTAATTTTTCCTCGACTACCTCTTACCCTGTACAAGTAAGAGTTGAAAGAATTACTGCAGATAGTACTGACGCAAAACTTATAAATGCTTTTAGTTTTCATACAGCTACAAATATTATTTTTCAACAAAATTCTTACCCTAATACTGCACACGTTGCATTAAGGCTTAATGCTGAACAATTCCCAAGAATACCCAAAAGGGTTTACAAATTAAGGGGTATAAAAGTTCAAATACCAAATAACGCAACTGTTAACAGTGAAGACGGTAGTTTGACTTATACTGGTGCTTGGAACGGTACTTTTGCAACAAATAAAGCTTGGACAACAGACCCAGCTTGGATTTTATATGACTTGTTACGAAATGACCGTTATGGCTGTTCTATACCAGCAGACGATATAAATAAATTTACTTTTAAAACTGTAAGTGAATATTGTGGCACACAAATTGATGATGGCGACGGCGGTACAGAACCAAGGTTCTCTTGCAATGTAAATATCACGCAACCCCATGAAG